GCCAGATGGCCAGCGAAGAGTGGCAGCGGGGTGTGGGCATCCCGTATGCGGCTACATACCTCAACCAGCGGCGATGGGAGGACGAGCCACACGCGCCGGCAGAGCAACCGGCGGAGGGAGGAGGCCTGCCGCTATGGACGTAAAGCAGACACTGATCGATGCGCAGGCGGCCGTGATCGGCAGCGTGCTGATATCGCCGGAGATCGTCGGCGACGTGATGCTGCGCGTCTCCGCAGACGACTTTTTGACGCCGGAGTACCGGCACGTGTACGATGCCATCCGCGCACAGTGGTCCGCGTGCCAGACGGTCGACGCGGTCACGGTGCTGCACCGCCTGGGCGATGCATACCGGCAGATGCTGGTGCAGATCATGGCGGACACGCCGACGGCCGCCAACTGGGAGGCCTATGCCGATGTGATGCGCGAGCAGGCAAGGCTTGCGCGCATCAAGGACGCGGCAGCCAAGATGCTCGACGCGGTGACACTGGACGAGGCGCGCGCGGCCGTCGAGACGGCAAGCGAGTGCCTGTGCGACAGCAAGACGCTGCGCGTTGTCAGCTGGCATCAGGGCCTGTGCGAGTTTTACCAGCGCCACGCCGATGGGCATCAGCCGGACTATCTCCGCTGGGGCATCCGGCAGCTGGACGAGAGGCTCTACGCCGAGCGCGGCGACCTGATCATCCTCGGCGGCCTGCCGAGCAGCGGCAAGACGCTGCTGGCGACGCAGTTTGCGATGCACATGGCGCGGTCTGGTCTCCGGGTCGGGATTTTTAGCCTTGAGACATCGGACGCCAAGCTGTACGACCGCATGGTGGCGCAGACGGAGGGCATCAACTTTGGCCGCATCAAGCGCAATCAGATGATCGCCGAGGACTATGCATCCGCAACGACCGCGATCCGGACGGCGGAGCACATCAACCTTGATGTCATCCGCGCTGGCGGTTTCGGCGTCGCCGATGTGCAGGCGGTCGCCATGGCGCGGCGGTACGACGTGATCGTCATCGACTACGTACAGCTGCTGCAGGCCAAGGGCAACACCCGCGTCGAGCAGGTGACCAACATCTCGCTGGCGCTGCACACGATGGCGCAGCGGACCGGCATCGCCGTGATCGCGCTGTCGCAGCTGTCGCGCCCCGAAAAAGGGCAGCAGCGCAGCCGCACACCGTCGATGTCGGACCTGCGCGAGTCCGGCCAGCTGGAGCAGGACGCAGACGCTATCATGATCCTCGCGGCGCAGCCCGGCGGCGACCGGGTGCTGTCGATTGTAAAAAACAAAGAGGGCGAGCGCGGCGCGATCGAGCTGGTCTTTGACGCGGCGCATCTGCGTATGCTGCCGGCGGTGTCCAAAATGGACACGCGCGCCGACCACGACGACGAGGACGACTGGCCGCGGATGCAGGCATGGCCGCGCACCGCGGAGGGAGGAGGCGAGCTGCCATAAAGATCGGCGACAAGCTGCCCGGCATGGTGCCGTCCTACGGCGTCAGCTGCACGGGCTTTGTGTCGGACGGGCAAGCCTTTACCGGCACGGTAGTGTACATCCATCCAAAGCGGCGATTTTACACCGTCGAGTTTGATATGCCCCGCGGACGCAAGTGCCGCGAGAGCTACTACTTCCCGGATCGCGCGGGCGAGCCGGATGCCAGCATCACGCCGCGGCGACCGCGGATGCCGGGAGAAACAAAGCGGAGAAAGAAAGGTGCAAAAAAGTGAAAGTAATCAGCATTGTAAATCTCAAGGGCGGCGTCGGCAAGACCGCCACGGCCATCAACATGGCCAGCATCCTGGCGACGGAGCATGGCAAGCGCGTGCTGCTGATCGACGCAGACCCGCAGGCAAACGCCACGCGGTTTTTTGGCGGGGACAACGCGCCGGTAAAGCTTTACGACGTTTTTACCAGCCCCGGATCGTGGGAGGAGTACTGCTGGATGACGCAGGTCGACGGCGTGGATATTATCCCGGCCAGCATGGACCTGCTGCAGCTCGACGTCGCGGCGGCGACCGCGGACAAGACGCTGATCTCCGACTTTGGCGAGTTTGTGGAGACGATGCGCGACGAGTCGGACTATGACTACGTCATCATCGACTGCCCGCCGGGCTTTACGGCGGTGTCGATCGCGGGCATCTCCGTCAGCGACGACATCATCATCCCGTCAAAAGTAGATGCCTTTGCAATCTCCGGCATCGATGAGCTCACGGCGCAGATCCGTGCCGTGCAGACGGTGCGCAGCGGCATCCGGATCGCCGGCGTGCTGGTGACGATGTGGCACAACGCACCGGTCGTCACGCAGGGCGAGCAGTACCTGCGCGCCATGGACGTGCCGGTCTTTGAGACCACCATCCGCCGCACGGACAAGATGGACGAGGCGACCTTTGCGCGCCAGCCGATCAGCGACTACAGCAGATGGTGCGCGGCGGCGAGAGACTACAGGGATTTTGTCGACGAGTACGTAAGCAAGGAGGCGGCGGACGATGGGCAGCTTTAACCTCGCGGACTACATCCAGCCGCCGGCCGGCGCCGCGAAGCCTGCCGAGCGCAAGCTGCAGATGATCCCCACGCGCAAGATCTTTGCCAACGATAAAAATTTTTATGACACATCCAAGGTCGACGATCTGATCGACAGCATCCTGATGCAGGGGCTGCTCGATCCGCTGACCGTCCGGCCGTCCGGAGACGGCGAGGGATACATCATCATCTCCGGACACCGGCGTCATCGTGCGCTGATGACGATCCTGGACGACCATCTCGCCGAGGACACAAAGCCGTTTGAGACGACGCCGTGCTTTGTGCGCGAGCCGGGCGACGAGCTGATGGAGGAGCTGATGCTGATCCAGGCCAACAGTGCGACGCGCGTGCTGACATCCGCGGAGCTGTCCAAGCAGGTCGACCGCGTGCGCGATCTGCTGTACGGGCTTAAGGCGCAAGGCTATGAGTTTCCTGGCCGCATGCGCGACTACGTCGCCAGCGCGTGCAGCATCTCGGCGTCCAAGGTAGCGCGGCTGGACACGATCAAGACCAAGCTGATCCCGGAGATCAAACAGTACTACGACGACGGCCGCATGCACGAGAGCGTTGCCTACGAGATCGCCAAGTGCTCGGCAGATGACCAGCGCCTGATCGCCAAGGTCAAAGGGCACGGCAAGACCGGCCTGTGCTCCATGCGCGGCTACGAGGTGGAGTTCATCCTCGACGGCCGCGACCACATCGAGGGGCGCAAGTGCAAGTACGCCTGCGGCGTGGCTTGCAATAACATGGTCAAGTCGCTGCAAAAAAACGCCAGCAGTTTTATGCGCGGATGCGATCATACCTGCTGTATGGACTGCCACGATCTTGCCACCTGTGATAAGTACTGCAAGATCGCCAAGGACAAGCACCTGCAGATGCGCGCAGAAGCCGAGGCCGACGAGCAGCGCCGCGAGGAGCGCCGGCGTGAGGATCGGAAGCAGCGCGACGATAAGCGCGCAGCGTACTGGGCGCGGCTGCACGACGCGATTGATCAGCACGGGCACAGCGCGGAGATCGCCGCAGCGATGCATATCACGGAGACGGCGCTCGAGGCCGGCGGCACATACTACGCGCCGTACCGGCAGTGCATGCCGGAGTCGCTCGACGCGCTGGTCGCGGCGGCGGATATCCTCGGCGTGTCTACGGACTATCTGCTCGGCAGGACGGACGACCCGCGCTTTACGGTGCTGCCGCAGCGCGAGAGCAAAAAGGAGGACGACGCATGAAAATCTACATATCCGGAAAGATCACCGGAGACCCGCATTACAATGCCAAGTTTGCGCGCGCCGCTGCGGACATCACCGACGCCGGCCACACGCCCATCAATCCGGCCCTGCAGCCGGAGGGCATGAGCAATGCCGACTATATGCGCATCAGCTTTGCGCAGCTGGACAGCGCAGATGCCGTCGCGTTTTTGCCAGGCTGGGAGGACTCCAAAGGTGCTCAGATCGAGCACCTTTGGGTGGAGTACACCGGCAAGCCGACGTATGACATCAAGTCTGCGCGCCATTACAGGTGGACGCTTGCGACGACACGCGAGGGCAAAATCCGCGGCGTCGTCGACGGGCGATGGGATTTTAACGGCATGACACGCGACGAGGTCATGGATACGTTACTGCTTTGCACCGGCGCCAGCGCGGAAAAATGTGGCAAGTGTATGCTGCGCGACGTCGTCCGCTGTTATGATGTACTGATGCAGGCTGCCTTTGAGCTGCTGCAACATCATCAATTTTTAATCGACGAGCAGGAGGGCGGCTATGGCAAGTAATAATCATGCGCCGCGGGAACTGGTCGGCCTGTCACTGCGGCTGCACGAGCTGGCGATCCACACCGGGGACCTTAAACACAGCTGCCTCGGCTGCGGCTATGAGCACGACTGTGGCATCCACGGCTGCGCGGTGCTGCTGGCGGCGGAGGATGCCGTGATTAAGCTCAAGGACTACGAGGATCTCGGCTTTGAGCCGGAGGAGTACAAGATGGCGATGAGCACAGACATCATAGTCCGCTGCGCGGCTGCTGCGCTTGGCGTATCGGTCGAACAGCTGTGTGATGTGGTAAAGCTTGGGAAGGCCGGGCGCTTGATGGTGCTGCCGGAAAGTCTGGAGGTGCACGATGATGACAAACGCTGATCTGGCGGCTGCCCTGCGCAGGATCGCGCCGGAGACCGGATCGCTCGCATGCCTCGGCTGCGGCTATGAGCACGACTGCGGCATCCACGGCTGCGCCCTGCTGCGGGAGGCGGCGGAGCGCCTGCAGGACATCGACGCACGACACAGCGCACACTTTGTGCATGACGGGCCAAGGTTTGCTCACGGCGTGGACTGGTGGCACTGCAGCAACTGCGGCAGACTGGCGTCTGGCGTGGAGACACGCTTTGGCTACTGCCCGTGGTGCGGCGCGAGAATGGACGGTAACGAAAGCGAGGCGAGATAGCATGAGTGACGTTCTGGTGATTATTGCCGCCGTGGGATGGATTGCAGCTTGCGGATTGTTCATCTGGCGATTGTACTTCTGGGACCGCACCTTTTGGGCGCTATACTACGAGTTGCGAAAGGATGACGACGATGCCAAAGAGAGTTAATCCGCGCCGGAGACCGGCGACGATGGCGGACGTGCAGCGTGCAAAGGACACGGCGACGGCGGATGCCTGCAGGGTGACGCTGGCGATCTTTTTCACGGCGCTGCTGGACAAGGAAGGCATGGACGCCGAGCAGCTCCAGCGAATCTGGCGCGAGGTCGAGGCGCTGAGTGAGAGCGTGCGGGACGGATATGTATCAGCACCGGATCTGATCCGCGTGTTGCGAGACGAGTACGAGATCGACATCATAGGAGGATGACGGATGCAAAGCGTGACATATCGGCGGCGCGACTATCTTTTTGCAGTGCGCCGCAAGGTTGTCGATGACCAGCTCGGCTGGACGATCTGTATGCGATCACCGCGCACGCACGAGTGGCTGCCGATCCTCGGCGAGCGACCGTTTGTCGGCCACGCCGAGGCGGAGGCTAGGCTCGCGCGGCTGGCCAAGGACAACAAATGGGAGGTGGCCTATGCCTACGGCATAGATTTCGCACCGCCCGAAAACAAGTAAAAAGGGATGGCGGGGCTGCGGCCCCGCCGTTTTGCGTCCTGTTAGGAGGCTACATGGCAAAAACAAAACGACTTAAAAAGCAGACTGCCGGGCGGCTTGTGCGTGCTGTCTGCTATACGCAGGTGCTGTCAACGGACGCGCCGAGGGCGCGCGCCGAAAAGGCCAAGTGCTCCACGGCGGCGCGCAGGAAGCTCAACTATCGCTTTGCGTACCAAAAGCTGCAGATGCAGCTCGCGGCCAACTTTACGCGCCGCGACCTGTATGTGACGCTTACATACGACGACGCGCATCTGCCGTCAAACCGCAAGGCCGCGAAAAAGCAGGTCGCCGCATTTTTTGATCGGATGCGCCGGCAATACCGGCGGGCCGGCAAGGAGCTGCGCTACGTGTATGTAACGCAGGAGCTGCAAAGCGATGGCAGCCGGAGACTGCACCACCATCTGATCATCAGCGCGACGGGCGCGGGAGACTACGACACCATCCGCGCGCTGTGGCCAAACGGC